GATATTAAATGGGGCAGACCATGACAACATTTGATGAAATTATTAACTTATATTACAAACACGATAAATATAAAAAAAATACATACCCTGAACTATATTATCATATTTTACCATCAATAAATTTAAATCAATATAAAATATTTAAAGATGAAAGAGGTATTTATGCTTTTGTCAATTGGGCTTATTTAAATAAAGATGTTGAAAGAGAATATAAAAACAATGCACAAATTTATAAAAACGAATGGAATTGTGGTGTTAATCTATGGATACATGATATAGTTTCAATTAGAAAGACAAAAGAGGTAGCCTTATGGACAATTAAATATTGTTTAAATAAAATAAAAACAAATGATTGTTTTTCTTGGATAAGAGTAAATCAAAACAATCAGATTCTTAGAATAGCAAAAAAATATAAAAGGGAGTTTCATAATTAATGGGCGGTATTGTTAAATCAGCAAAAAAAGTATTTAAAGCAGTAAGGGTTTTTAATTTTTTAAAAAATATAAATCCATTTGTTGCATTAGGAGTATTTGCAGTTGGTTGGTTGTTCATGAGATCGCAAAAACCTGATGTTCCTGATTTTGGAACTAATGATTTTGAAGAAACAGAAAGAGGAATACTTGTTAATAAACAATCAAATAATGCATCAATTCCAGTGGTATATGGGGAACGATTAATTGGAGGCACAAGAGTTTTTATCGAAACGTCAGGAACTGATAATGAGTTTTTATATATAGCCTTAGTGCTTTCAGAGGGTGAGATAAACTCTATTGAAGAAATAAGAGTTGATGAGAAGGTTGTAACGTTTGATGGTGCATTGACAGATAATACTCAAAGGTCTGTTGCAAGTTCAGATTCTAATTTTTACAAAGATGCAGTTAGTTATATTACAATAGAACCTCACTTTGGATCTGATGGTCAATCAGCATCTAGTTTACTTTCAGGTTTATCTAGCTGGGGATCAAATCATAAACTATCAGGTATCTGTTATCTTGCTTTAAAATTTAGATGGAATGCAGATATATTCGGAGGCATTCCACAAGTACAAGCTAAAATAAAAGGAAAAAAAGTAGTAACTTTAGATGCAAGTTTAAATGAGTCATCTGCAACCTTTTCAACAAACCCAGCTTTTTGTTTATTAGATTATTTAAGAAATGAAAGATATGGAAAAGGAATAGCAACTGCAAATATTGATCTTCAATCATTTAGAGATGCATCACAAGTTTGTGTAACTCAAGTGACACCTTTTTCAGGTGGGAGTGATATTAACATATTTGATACAAATGCAGTTATAGATACATCAAGAAAAGTTATTGATAATGTAAGAGATATTTTAAGGGGATGCAGAGGTTATCTTCCTTATGTACAAGGCAAATATAGATTGGTTATAGAAACAACAGGAACTGCATCAGTATCACTTGGAGAGGATGATATTATAGGTGGATATTCATTAGCATCGCCAACAAAAAATTCTAAATATAACAGAGTAATAGCAACGTTTATTAATCCTGATCGAAACTTTCAGGCAGATCAAATAACATTCCCTCCAACAGATGACTCTAGTTTGCCATCGGCTGACAGACACGCAACGATGAAAGCGGCAGATGGAAATTTTTTATTAGAAGGAAAATTTGACTTTAAGACGATCACAAGTCCCTATCAAGCAGAGGAGATGGCAGAGATTATTCTTCGACGTAGCAGAGAATCTTTAGGCCTTAATATAACTTGTGGCTTCAAAGCATATGAACTTCATATTGGTGATATATGTTCAGTAACGTTATCATCGCTTGGTTTTTCAAATAAAAATTTTAGAGTTTTATCAATGGTATTTAATGAAGATTACACAATAAGTTTAACTTTAGTAGAACACCAAGATAGTTTTTACTCCTTTGCAACAAAGGGTCAAGTATCAAGCACACCATCCACAACTTTACCTAATCCATTTGTTATACAACCACCAGCATCAATAACATTATCTGATGAGCTTATAGAATATGCAGATGGAGTTGTATTAACAAGATTGAATATATTAGTTGGTGCAAGTACTGATAAATTTGTTCAGTATTATCAAGTTGAAGCCAAAAAAGCAACTGAGTCAGATTTTAAAATTATATCAAGTGGAACTCAATTAAATCACGAGTTTATAAATGTTGTTGATGATATTACTTACGATGTGAGAGTAAAAGCTATAAATAGTTTAGGTGTATCTTCAAGTTATATATCAGCTTCAAGAAAGATTATTGGTGCTACAGAAACTCCAGCAGATGTTGATGATTTATCTATATCAATGGTTGGATCAAATCAAATGGAGCTATCCTGGACTCCAGTTGCTGATCTAGATATATCCTGGTATGAAGTAAGGTTTCAAAATGTAACAAGTGGAGCAACTTGGAATAGTAGCACCCCTCTTGCAAAAGTAGTTAGAAGGAAATCAAATTCATTAGTAGTCAATGCCATCACAGGCAGTTTTTGTATAAAAGCGGTTGATAAATTAGGTAATAGTAGTGCAAATGCCTCTATTGTTGCTACAAATATCTCAGGATTACAAAATTATGTTAGAACACAAACATTTCAGGAGTAATTATGGCAAATTTTACAGGAGATAGAGATTCAAACGTTGCTTTAAGTATAGACAACCAAAATAGGTTAGTTTTAATATTAAATACTATTACAAACTTTGATGATGGGGTTGGTAATATAGATAGTCCTGAAGGATTGTTTGATCTTGGTGGAACTGACTCATCATCCAATCCTACTAACTTTGATGGCAATATTCAATCATCAGGTTTTTATACTTTTTCAAATACTTTAAGTCTAGATGCTATTTATGATGTTAGTTTAGGTGCGGTTATAGGAATGACATCAGAGGATGAATACGATTTACACGACTCAGGCAGAGGAGCAACTTTACACGACGATGCCAAAGGGCCTTATGATGGAAGTCCTGAAATACAATGTGGTGCTGAAGTTTTAGTGGGTTCAGATAATACAAGTCTTGCAAATATAACCACATTTAGAAAAATTGCTCAGCAAAGCACAATTAAAGGTCGTTTTTTTAAATTTAAATGTAAGTTAACTTGTGATAATAAAAAGGTAAGATCAAAAGTTCATGCTTTAGAATTTAGTGTAAATTTTGAAAAAAGAACTGAGTCAGGTGAGGATATTGTATCTTCTGCATCAGGAACTGATGTAACCTTTACAAATGGTTTTTTTGCAACTCCATCAATAGGTGTTTCAGGTCAAGGGATGGCGGTTGGTGATTTTTTTGTTATATCAAATAAGTCAAAAACAGGATTTACAATTCAGTTTTTTAATAATAGTAATACAGGAATAAGCAGAACTTTTGATTTTCAAGCGGTTGGACATGGCTTGAAATCATAATTAAAATAAAATATAAGGATTAACATGAGTCAAGTGTCGGATGTAAATTTAGCCAATCAAGGCTTTGCAAGTTTTAGAACAGAACTTAATAATATATTAGGTGCGTTAAATTCTATGCATTCAGGAACATCAAGACCTGGTTCAGCAACTACAGGAACTATGTGGCTTGATACAACAAACTCAGGTTCAAATAGTTTAGAGATAAAATTTTTTGATGGTAGCGATGATATTTCTGTTGCAACTATTGACACATCAGCAAATACAATAAACTTTTTAGATAGTGTTGTGACAGGAGTAAATGTCGTGACCGACACTACTCCACAATTAGGTGGAAATTTAGACACTAATGATAAAGAAATAGTTACTATCTCTAATAAAGATTTAATTTTAGCTCCAAATGGAACTGGTGCAGTAGAAATAAAAGGTAATTCAGCATCAGGAAAACTACTTTTTAATTGTGAAGCTAATAGCCACCATGTTTCTTTACAAGCACCAGCTCACTCTGCATTTTCAGGTAATGTTGAATTTACTTTACCAGCAAATACTGGAACAAATGGTCAATTTTTAACTACTGATGGTTCAGGGGTTTTATCATTTACAACTATTGCGGCACAAACTAATCCAACTGTCGCAGATGTTTCACAAACTATCGCACCAGCTACTGCAACAACTATTAATATTACAGGAACAAACTTTGTTTCAATACCACAAGTAGATTTTATAAAAACAGATGGTTCTGTAACACGAGCAAATACAGTTTCATTTACAAGTGCAACATCACTTTCAGTTAATGTAACATTAGCTACTGGAAACTATCATGTAAGAATAGAAAATCCTGATGGTAATGCTGGTAGATCAACAAATAATATTATTACTGCATCTACATCTCCAACATTTAGCACTTCTGCTGGTTCACTTGGAACCTTTGCTGGAAATTTTTCAGGTACATTGGCAACGATTTCAGGTTCATCAGATAGCACAATCGCTTTTTCTGAAACAACATCAGTATTAAGTGGTGCTGGAGTAACTTTAAATACATCGACAGGAGCATTAACAACAACGGATTTTGGTGGGTCTTCTACAACACCTACTACTTATAATTTTACAATTAGAATAACGGACGCTGAGGGTCAAACAGCAGATAGAAGTTTTAGTTTTACTTCTAGCTTCGGTGCAACAGGTGGGGGACAATTTAACTAATGGCTAGTACATACTTAACAAGTGGAAATTTATCATCAGCAGGAAACCAAAAGAAATGGACTTTTTCAGCATGGCTTAAAAAAGCTACTACTGGTGTTGATAACGCATTTTTTGGTTATTATGTTGGTTCTACTAATTATTTTATAGGTCAATGGCGAAGTGATGACTTACTTCGTTTTGGTAATGTAGATGGTGGTTCTTGGTCAGTAGAATTAGCACCTAATGCTGTATATAGAGATTTGAATGCTTGGTATCATGTTGTATTCCAATACGATAGTGCACAAGCAACATCATCTAATAGAGCATCACTTTGGGTAAATGGAGAAAAACAATCTAGTTTTGCAACAGAAGTATATCCATCACAAAATGCTAATACTAAAATTCCTAATGCTGGTTATCCTATTACAATTGGTAGAGGAACAAAAGGAAGTAATACATATTATTTAGATGGTTGTATGAGTCATGTTCATTTTTGTGATGGCTATGCTTATCAAGCATCAGACTTTGGTTCAACAGATGCAGTAACAGGAGAATGGAAAATTAAAACTTCTCCTAGTGTTTCTTATGGAACAAATGGTTTCTTTGTTTTAAAAGATGGTAATTCAGTTACAGACCAATCTGGTCAAGGTAATAATTTAACAGTTGCTCAAGGTACACTTACAAAAACAGAAGATTGTCCAAGTAATGTTTTTGCAACATTTAATTCTTTATTTGTATTAAATGCACCAAGCACTACAAATTTTGGTAATACAAGAATAGACCAAAGTTCATCTGCTTGGAGGTCACAAATAACAACTATTGGAGCATCATCAGGAAAATATTATGCAGAATTTAAAGCTGGAACTATTTCTAGTGGCTCTCCATATAAATATAATATGTTTGGAGTTGTAAATGACGAAATATCTCAAGGTGGTAATTTTGATTATATTGGAATGAGTGATTATGGTTGGGGTTTAAATTGGAATAATAATCTTATGCACAGTGACTCAAATCAAAGTGGTAGTTTTAGTTCTTTTACTACTGGAGATATTATTTCTGTTGCTATGGATTTAGATAATTATAAAGCATATTGGAGAAAAAATGGTGGTGCTTGGGATAATAGTGCCGACCCTACTTCAGGTTCAACAGGAACAGGTGCTATTTCATTAGATTCCAATAAAATTTATTTTTTTGGTGCATCTGTATATGGTAATGAATGTTTAGCAAATTTTGGAAATGGATATTTTGGAACAACTGCAGTATCAAGTGCAGGAACTAATGCAAGTGGAAATGGAATATTTGAATATGATGTACCAACTGGCTACACAGCTTTATCAACGAAAGGATTAAACTTATAATGGCTTTACATTCGTTACACTCATGCAAAGAAATTAATAATAAGGAGATATTATAATCATGGCTTACACAACAATTAATAAATCTACAGCACATTTTAACACTAAACTTTATACAGGTAATAATGGAACTCATGCTATTACTGGAGTTGGATTTCAACCTGATTTTGTTTGGTTAAAACCTAGAAATGCTAACGACAATCATAGACTTATGAATGCTGTAAGTACTGCTGATAAATATTTAGTGTCAAATGCAACAGGTGCTGAAACTAATACAGGAAGTGATTTTGCTTCTTTTGATAGTGATGGATTTACTTTAGGTGGTAGTGATGGTGGTTGGAATAGCTCATCTTATAATTATGTTTCTTGGAATTGGAAAGCAGGAACAACTGGTTCAGGAACTACAACAGGGTCAGGAACATCTAAATCTTACTCTTACTCTGTAAATACAACAGCGGGATTTTCAATAGTAAAATATGAGGGTAATGGAGTAAATAACCACCAAGTACCACATCATCTTGGAGCAGTTCCCAAATTAATTTGGTTTAAAAATGAACAAAGTGGTTATGCTTGGGACACTTATCATGAGGGTATAGGAAACGCACATAGATTATATTTAGATCAAAATGTTTCAAAAGCATCTGCAACAAATTTTTTAAATTCTACTACACCAACTAGCACATATATTAATTTAGGAGATGCTGGACATACTAACGCTAATGGAACAAGTCATATAGCTTACTGCTTTGCAGAAAAAACTGGTTATAGCAAGTTTGGTTCATACAAAGGAAATGGAAATGCAGATGGACCATTTATTTTCACAGGATTTAAACCTGCTTGGCTTATGATTAAAAGAACAGATAGCTCTAGTGGTGCTAATTGGTTAATGTTAGATTCAACAAGAAGTGATACAAACGCTGTAAATGAGAATCTTGCTGCAAATTTAACTGATACAGAAACTTCTACTGATAGATGTGATTTTTTATCTAATGGTTTTAAATTAAGACAATCAGGTTCTACCATAAACAGTTCAGGTGCTACATACATCTACATGGCATTTGGTCAATCATTAGTAGGTTCAAACAATGTACCATGTACAGCTAGATAATAATGCAATTATCAAAACATTTTAAATTAGAAGAATTTACAAAGTCTATGACCGCAATAAGAAAAGGCATAGATAATGAGCCAGGATCAGGCGATATAAAAAATCTTGAAAATTTATGTTATGAAATACTAGAACCTTTAAGAGCCAAGTTTGACAAAGCTATTACAATCACATCAGGGTATCGTAGCGAGGAGCTTTGTCTTGCAATAGGCAGTAAAAGAACGAGCCAACACGCAAAAGGCCAGGCTTGTGATCTTGAAATATTTGGTGTTCCTAACATAAAGGTTGCTTATTGGATACAATCAAACGTTGACTTTGATCAGCTTATTTTAGAGTACTGGAATCCAAAAAATAAAAATGATATAAATAGTGGCTGGGTGCATGTTAGTTACAATGAAAAAGGTGCAAACAGAAAACAAGTGTTAACTTTTGATGGAAGTTCATATGAAAATGGCCTTCCAGACATGAAGTGGAAAGATGGAGAGGTAATAGCATAATGCTTACAAAAAAACAAAAGAAACTGCCGATGGCTTTACAAAAAGCTATCATGAAAAAAATGAAGAAAAATAAAAAAAAGAAAGCGAGGAAATAATGCCATATCATTATGGAGGAATGAAGAAGAAGAAAAAGAAAAAGAAAAAAAAGTCTAAAATGAAACCTAGTAGAAGATAATGGTAAAAGTTAAATCTATAAGAAACATTATTAAGGGTTTGACACCTAGACAACAAAAAACAATGCGAAGTCATGCCAAGCATCATACTCTAAAGCATATGCGTGAAATGACTAGATTGATGTCAGGGTCAGGTGGAAAAAGAAAACGTACGTTTAGTCAGGCCCATAAAATTGCAATGACTAAGGTTGGAAAATGAACGGATTTACAACTACATCTACTCTAGCTGAAATGATAGATAAAAGGCCAATGAGAAAGAGAAGAAGAAATGTCAAAAAAAAGAAAAAGAAAAAGCGTTCCAAAAGATAAAAAGACAGGAATCCCTAAAAAATATCTTTCAGGTCTCAAAGGATCTAAAAGATCGACTAGAGCTAAATTAATTAAACGAGTATCATCTATTTATAAATCAGGTGGTTTTATACCAAGAGACTTACTAAGAAGAAGAACGAGGGCATAATGGCATCAAAATTTAGAAGACCTTTATCACCAGCGGTCAGAACATCTCTTAGACGTAAAGCAAAAGCAAAAAAAGGTGTTTCATATTCTACTCTTGTTAAAGTTTATAGAAGAGGTCAGGGAGCTTTTTTAGGAGCTGGTTCTAGACGAGTTTCTATGGCCGCATGGTCTATGGGTCGAGTTAATAGTTTTCTTAGAGGCTCAAGAAAGCATGACCTTGACCTTCGTAGAAAAAAACGTAAAAAGTAATTATGGCAACAAGTAGTCAAAAAAATAAAGAGCAATTAATAAGAGTTGAAGGTGAGCTAAAACTTTTAAAACACGAGATACAAACTATTCGTGGAAACCATTTAGTTCATTTAGATCAACGAGTCTCTCGTATTGAAAAAATTATGTGGGGATGTACGATTGCAGTTGTCACTCATCTAATCATAGCATTACTTAAATAAATAGACAAAACAAGCCATACAAGTTATAGTTGATATTCTATGAAAAGGATATTAGTTATTTCAGATATGCACATTCCTTACCACCATCAGGATAGTTTTGCATTTTTACAAGCTATAAAAAAAGAATTTAAACCAACCTTTACTATGTCAATTGGTGATTTGTTAGACTTTCATGCTATATCTATGCACACTCACGATCCTGATTTATATAGTCCAGGTCACGAGTTAAATGCTTCTAAAGATCATATTAAAAAACTTGAGTCTATGTTTCCAAAATTAATAGAGGTTGACTCTAATCATTCAAGTTTAGTTTATAGACGTGCAGTTAAGTTTGGTATGAGTAGACAATTTTTAAAAGATTATGGGGACTTTTTAGGAACTAAAAAATGGAAATGGGTTGATGACCTTACTATTACAATGTCTAATGGTGAGAAATGTTTTTTTACTCATGGCAGATCTGCGGATGTTTTAAAGGTATCTCAAACTATGGGAATGTCTGCGGTTCAAGGCCATTATCATACTGCGTTCACTATTAAATATTGGGCCAACCCTGACAGGCTATTTTGGGCCATGAATGTAGGATGCCTTATTAATCAAAAAAATTTAGCTTTTGCTTATTCAAAAAATCATAAAACCAGGTTTATTGTAGGTTGTGGTGTAATACTTGATGGAATACCTCGTCTTTTGCCAATGGTATTGAACAATAAAGGTAGATGGATTAAGAAGATAGTATGACAGACAAGGTCGATGATAAAAAGGTCATTAAAGGCAAAATAAGAGCTTTTAAGAGGGGTTCAGCACTAGATAAGCAAATAGGTGGCTCTCACTATAAAAACGCAAAAATTGACCCTATTGAGCTAATTGTGGCCCACAAGCTAGATTTCATTGATGGTTGCATTTTGAAATATTGTGTGAGAAAAAAGGCATTTGAAAGTGATAGAGAAAGATATGAAAAAATTAAACATTACTGCGAGTTAGCATTGGAGTTAAAATGTGGTTCACATTAGGAAGATTAGCTCTTAAAACAGGAGCTGAGGTATATAAAAATAGAAAACGTGCAAAACTTTTAGAAAGTGAAGCAGAGGTTAAACATTTAGAAAGAGTTGTTGCTGGTGAGTTGGAACATAAAAAAGTTACTATACAAGCACAACAAGGGGACTGGAAAGATGAGTTCTGCCTCATATTAATTTCGATTCCTTTGCTTTTATTAGCCTGGTCAGTATTTAGTGATGATCCAAATATTCAGGCAAAGATAGATATATTTTTTGATAAATTTTCAAACCTCCCTACATTTTACCAAGCTCTCGTAGTTGGGTCTTTTTCAACGATTCTTGGAGTTCGAGGAGTATCAGCTTTTAAAAAAAAGTAATTACCAAATCTTAAGAATATGTTAAGAACAATATATGAACGATTATATATTTGTAGACGCACAATTCTTTTTTGCACCCTCTGAGGAAAACGAACCTTTAGGTAAAGCCATTTCTGTATCGTTTATAGATACTTATCCAAACTTCCAACACAAAGCTCAAATATTAGAAAATTTTAAAGAGAATGGCCTGTTTCTTTTAGATTATGAAATTACTTACAGGCCACTCAATAATAATGATGATTTAGAACCTTATAATATAACAAGGCACTAAAATATAATTGCACCTAATACAAACCCAGCTACAAAGCAAAGCCACTCACGTCTATATTGGAGTTCGATTGCTTTCCAATCAGATTTTGTTTTTCCAAAGTATAACATTATCTCTCCTTACCCATTAATTGTAATTCTCTTTTAAGCTCACTTTGTAAAAGAGAAATCTCGGTCAGCATATTATTATAGTCGGTTTTAGCTTTCAAATAGTTTTTTTTAGCCTCATCGTCTTTTAACCTTTGCTGGGCCATATGGGGATCTAGTATAATCTTTGCGTCAATTTCTTTAACAGATATTTTCTCTTGGCCTGTTTTATATTTTATAAACAAACCAGCATTTAACTCTTTGGTTTTTGTTTCTGTTTGTAATTGAATTGCATATGATTGATTATACTTTGCGGACAAGTCTCGCAACTCATTCATCAGATTAGTTCTATCTAAATGTAAATAATCCTCAGAATTGCTCATCCCAATCATCCTCCTCACCTGGTTCTCTTGGAAGTTTATCATCCATATTTTCCATATTTTTATAATCTTCCATAGTTACTGGTTTTGCATTTTCAGGAGCAAATTCTTGAACTGGCATAGTAGGTATAGACTCACCTAAAGTTTTAAATCCAGCTCCTAAATTTCCTCGTTTTTGATAAGGTTTAACTAATCTAAAAGTTTCAATTAGTTCTATGTTCTCTCCATATTTTGGAGTTTGGAAAGGCTCTTGAATTGTGTATTGCTTTTCCATTTCCCAACCTTGTTTTACAAATTGTTGAATTTGTGGTTGGTTAAACCATTCCATTGGCATTTGTGAAGGTTTAAACTTTCTCTTGGTTATAGAGCAAGTATAAACTATCTCTGTTATTTTCCTCCTAAATGTTGGAATAGGTGGTTTCTGCCCTGTAGGATATATAGTGTTTGTCTTACAACCTACAAATGGCGGTTTGCTTTTCTTTTGAAAATTAGACATTTCTGCCCTCCTTTTTTTTATACTCTTTTTTTTGTTTATTAAAAAATTTATCAATCTTTTCTAGGTACATTGCACACCTAAAGGCTTTAAAATATTTACTTTCATGTTTCATATTTAAGGCCCACATTGATATATTTTTATTTGGGTCTTTTGGAATGTTTACGATTGCAAGTTTTGATATTTTGTAATCAGTAGACTCCTCCAAAAACGATTTATATGTCACTAATTGAGTTGGTTGATCAGAATAGAAATCTTTACTTGTTTTAAAATCCATCAAAGCAAGTTTACCATTCCAGTTCTTTTTAGTAACTAATATATCTAAACACCCAGCTCTGTCGTATTTTGGACTATATAGAGGTAACTCTATGGCTTTAACAATAAAGTTTTGTTTAGGC